AAGTCCAAGCTTTCTGTAGCATGTGGAATTGTGAAAGGTAAAATAAAACCATTATTTAAGTTATTCCTTCTACTTGAATCCATAACATCATGAGAGCCTTGACTTATATATGAAGAAATATCAAAAGTTAATATAAAATATGGCATTATATCCCCTTCTTTGATATTCCAATCAATGTGGTCTTTACTATCCCCAAACAAGGCAACTGGGACATTACGAAGCACAGGCAAGGCGACTCCATTTGGACTAAATAAAGGTTCAGCATCTACAAATCTACCTTTTCTTATTTTTTGTATTTTTACTAGAATTATCCTTATGTTTTCCATCATCTTTCATCACTTTTACTCCTAGTTTCATGTTCCAGCTATCATTTAAAGAAATATTTACCTCTTCAACTTGCATAAATCCAGTAACATCATCACTTGAAACATATAAAATGTCTCCCTTTTTTATATAATGAATTGGAAAACATTCAACAGTATAATCATATTTATTACTTTCTTTTACAGTTTTCTTTTTCTTTTCTTTGGTCCATTTTTCATCTTTTTTACTGTCAGTTTTTTTATTATCAGACTTTTTATTTACTTTCACTTCTTTTTCTTGCTGTTCAACAGCTTCGGGATTATGTATCAAACCACTTTCAAAAGTTAAATTAATAGCTTGATTTTTCTGCCTATCTGTATAAATATAAAGATCATCACCTTTTAAAGTCATTTTACTTTCTGAGTCCTGAACTAATTCTTTTAACTCCTGAAAACCTTGACTATAACAAGTAAAACCATTTGTATAAACTTTGTCTTTATTTAGATCCATAGAAATAAGATTTAAACCTAATTCCTTAGTAACTTCTTTAATAGCTTCTGATATTCTTACATTCCCATCTAAACTAATAGAAACTATTTTACTGCTATTCTTAGTTCTTTCTGAACAAGTTAGCTCTTGAACAAAAGAAGCTCCATCTCTTGCTTTTTTCTTTTTAATAACTTCATACTTAGAATAATATCCAATATCAGACTCATAACCAAACCAAAGCTCTATCTCACTTCCTACCTCTATGTCTTGACTTAAATTGTATATTTTAAATGCCCCTACTCCTACTTTCCCTTCTTCTCCACTTTTTACCTCAACATCAAACTTTAATCCATTATTATTATGATCGTTTATTTTTACTCCATTTATAACAAGGTATGAATTTCTCGGGAAAATAGGTCTATTTGCTATAAATTCCATTATTCCTCCACTAAAAGTTCAATTTTATCTATATTTTCATAATCAATTTTTACTGCTTTTCTATCCAAAGTATTAGGAATAATATATTTTTGTGGATACTTTTTATTAAAGTTTCCTTTTTCATCAACTAATTTATTGAACCAAAGTGGAATACCAAATAAAATTGGCTCATTAGCATATATCAAATTATCTTCAATATCATAAAGTGTTATATATACCCTTTTATCATAAGAATTATATGTGAATTCAAATTGAAAGGTTATCCCTGCAATAGTTATCTCAGTTATATATGGAATTGATTCTTTCATTATATTTATTTTCATCCTATGCTCCTGGTAATCTTATATGTTCACTTTGTAAATCTCCTTCCCAATCCTTTTTACCACTAGCTTTATTTTTAGCTTTTGCTGTTGTTTTTATTTTTGTTTTCTTTCTTACAGCAGGTTTAGCCTTTTTGCTAGGTGCTGGTATCATAGAAATATGAGCAATTTTTATTTCAACTAAGGAAATTGTGAACTCTGTATAGTATAAAGAAGTTATTGTGTTTTCTATACTTGTGATAGCCATATTTTTATATAACTTAACCATATACAAGTCCACAAGTTCTCTTTTATTTCTAAGTTCTATAACTTTTTCAAAAATTTCTTTGTGATTAGCTCCAACAATTTGAACTTTAAAAGATAATTCCAAAGGGTTTGGTGTTATATTATCAGCTATTTGAGTCCCATCATCTATTGGAACTGTGGGAACATCATTAGAATAGCTTTCAGATACTTCAGAAACTAATTGAAGCTGGATATTTCCTAATAGAATAGGTGGAGTTTTTTTTATACGATTATCAATTTGATTAGACAATGAGTTAGCACTGCTTAAAAAACTACTTACTTTACTCATCAAATTTGTTATTGAAAACATCTATATATCTCCTTTTGCAATCTCATTTTGTAGCAAAAAATCTTCCAATTTCTCTGCTATCATTTCTCCTACTCTATTCCAATCAGTTTCAGCTTTTGTAGTTGTTGGCATATTTATAGTAAGATTTAATATAATTTTTTTATCAGTTTTATTAGAACTTTTATTATTTGCTGAACTTTTTATATCCGAAAAACTATTATTTTCTACATTTGAATAAGCATTATTTTCTTCAGCAGTTAATACTCTTTCTCCCTTATGAAGTTCAGCTATATAGCCGTCGAAAGGAACATAATCAAGTCCTGTTTTATGTGTCCCATCTACTACAGGAGTATCTTCAAAATATACTCTTTCAGTTGTTGCATTTTTCTTTCCACTATCATCAAAAAACCATAATATCCCTGGCAATGATTTTATTTTTTGCCCTAAATTTGAGAAAAATCCTTTAATGTTTTCCCAAATTTTAGTAACATAATCTAATATAAAATCAAAAGCTGATGCAGCAGTTGACTTCATTGTCTCCCACACTTCTTTTAATTTGTCTATTAGTTTAAAAAATACATCAACAGCTTTGTCCTTTAAACCTATAAAAAAATTACCTATGTCAATTATTTTGTTATATAAATAGCCTGCTAGTTCTGAGAACTTAGCTTTTATAAAATCCCAATTTTCTATTACTAATTTTCCAATTGTAATAATTAAGCCAAAAGGAGTAAATAGCATAAACATCTTTTTCCCAACATCCCATAATGCCTTACCAAATGCTTTTATTTTCTCCCAAATTTTTACAAAGAAATCTTTTATTTTTGCTCCAAATGCTTTTATACTTTCCCAAAGTGCAGCTAATTTAGCTTTTATTAAGTCCCAGTTTCTGTATAATAAAACACCAATAGCTATTACAGACCCTATTCCAAACATAATAGGATTAAATGAGAATCCTGCTAATGCTGTTTTTAAAGCTCCAATTAAAACTATAATCTTATTAATTACAAAAATTCCAGCTATTGCACTTGCCAAAGGAATTAAAACTTCTTTCCACTTAACAATAAAATCTATTACTTTTCCACCAATGTTTATTATTTCTCCAAAAATATTGGATAGATTTTCTGCCCATCTAGTAAATGTTCCATCTTCCTGAAGCCTTACTAAAGTATTAGCAAATGGAATAATAACTTTATCTCTAAGAATTTGAAATGGAGAGTTTTCAACTATATCTCCAAATTCATTCACTCCTGCCAATGTTGAAAGTGCTGACTTTGCAGCTCCAGATATAGTTGATAGTCCTCCCTTAAATGTTTTGGCTTGTTTTTCCATTGCACCACCAAAACGAGAGTCCATCATTTCAAACAAAGTCTTATTAAATAGTTCTAGATCATTGATTTGTCCTTTACTGTTAAATATTTCTAAGCCCTTGCTTTTTCCAAACTCGGCAATCATATTCTTAGTAATTCCAAATTCTTTTAATCTTTCAAGTTCTCCAGTTCTTGCATCAGCAACAGCTTCAATTGCTTGGTCAAAACTTTTGCCCATTCCTGATGCCATATCCCCAATCATTTCTAAATAGGTCCTATTAGTAGTTTTTAAAATTCTATCTCCTTCAATTCCATAAGATTGAAGTTTTGTCATTCCTCCAACTACTTCTTCTGTTTCAAATGGTGTTTTATTTGCAAACCTACTTGCCCAAGCTAATTTTTTTCTTGCTACATTTGGGTCTTTCAAAACCGTTTCAAGGGTATTTCTATACTGTTCAATATTTGCAGCACCTTCGATAGCAGTCTTTATTGTAAAACCTGCTGCTAATGTTGTAGCAATTCTTTTTAAAACTCCTAAAAATGTATTAGCTTTGTTTTTACTATTTTCAAACTGTTGCTGTGCATAATTTCCAAAATTTCCTAGTCTTCTTTTAAGTCCCTTAAAACCATTCTTTAATCTTGAAATAATAGGAAAGTTAGCTATAATTTTAGTTTTTAAAGTATTAAAAGTTGAGCTAATTTTACTTTTCAAATTAGTAAGATTTTGCTTTACTGAGCTAATTTTATTCTTTAAACTACTAAATGCTGAACTTATAGAATTTTTAGTGTTATTCATACTATTTTTTAAAGTATTTATTTGTGCATCAATTTTTTTTAAAGAATCTAATCCATCTCCTATTACTTTAAAATTCAAACTTAATTGTTCAAGCATAGCTAACCCTCCTTTCTAGTTTTTATTTTTTCTTTTAATATAGTTATCCCAAGCTAACTGTAAAAGCATATACTCCTCATAACATAACTCCCCAACAGTTTTATCAAAATATGGAATTTTTGACTCAAAGCAAATATCAAATCTTCCTTGTTTAATTTCCCTTATTTTCTTCAAAGTTTTTAATGAATAAAAAGGGTGTTTGTTGAAACTCTGTGATAACTGTTACAACTGTTTCTAATGCTTCTTGGTCCATATTAAAAAATTCTATGTCTCTCGCTTCAATAGGTTGAGCTATAAAATTTGTCAATAACTCTTTTCCTGTTGTTAATTCTTCTTTCTTTGACAATAATTTAAAAAATGTATCTGTTGAAACTCTCTCTATTCTGAAAGGTCTATCTATTGTTTTAAAATCTTTTCCTGTCATCATTAAATCAAATTCTAAAGCTCCTAAACCTTCTGGCTTAAAGATTACATTTGAAATATTCTTATTTTCTAATTTTTCTAAAAATTTTTTATTTTTTAATTCTTGTTGCTCTTTTTTATTTTCCATTAGTTTATTACCTCACTTACTCCCACACATACAAGTTTAAATTCTCTTGAATCAGATTCTCCATCATTTGCCAACTCACTTTTATTTACTGCAATTTCTTTTATTGTTACTCCTCTACTGTACTTTGGAATTGAACTATCTTTAAAATATCCTGAACCAGTTATTACATTTTCTGAAGCATTTAAAAGTATCTTTTCATCTTCTGTACCTGTTGCAACTGTAATTGTTATTTCAATGTTTGGATCTGGGCTGTATAAGATCCTTCTTTCTCCATAAATACTTTTATCTGATTGTTTATATCTATCTTCAGGAGCTCCAACACTCAAACTTCTAAAATTTTTAAAAGTATATCCATTGAAAATAAAAATTTTTTTACTTAAATCAACCATTATTCTTTACCTCCAATATCTTTATTAGTTTTCATTAATGTTAAATCAATGAAATAAGCCCAATTTCTAAGTCTAAATAAAACCTTAGGTCTTATTATTCTTAGTCCTCTTTCTGTCGCTGTCTGATTAACTGGGAAAACAGTATATTGATATTTACCATTTAATTTTGCAAGTAAATTATTAGCCCCCATTTCTTCCATAACATTGTTTAATGTTTCTTCTAAAAAAGCATACCCTTCCTCATCTTGTGGGAAACCCTTTTTAATCATAGCTTTTTCTAAATTTTCATTTAGATTTACAATGATACAATCAATAGCAGTTGTGTCATCTAAATAAGTTCCATCTGTTGCTTTTCCACCATTGGCTGTTATATAGCCTTCTGATGTTCTTTTTTCCACAAATGTAATATTATTTTTTGTAAGTTCAGGCTTTTTAGCTAGTTCAGTGTCAGCTGTTACTCCTTGTAACTCTATCATTGAGCTTCTATATCCTGCTCCTTTTGTTATTACTACTCCTGCATAAGCTGCTGCTTTATATTCTTTATCTGCTTCATCCTTTTTTAAATTCCAAATAGGTGCTATTCTATCAGATTTTAAATTGTCAGCTATTGGATAAGTCTTTACTTCTGTAATATAGACTTTTCTATTTTCAGTTAAAAATGAACTTACAGCCTTCATAGTTTCAACACTATCAAATGTTGTTAAAAGTGCATACCATTCTTTGTCTAAATTTTCATTTAAAACTTCTTTTAACTTATCCTCAATTTTTTCTTGCCCACTTACAGTAACTCCAACTATTCCAAAGAAATCAGGTTTTAATATATTTCCATCTCCATCTCTTTGCCCTAAAAACTTTTCCACTAATTTATATACTTTTGAATTATTTCCAAAATCATTAGCAACATCTTTAGAATTCATATAATATTTAAAATCTGCATTCTTATCATTTGTAACTATAAGAGTTTTGTTAAGTGCTGCTATTGTTAAATTTAACTCTTGTTCTAATGTTATTTTTATTGGCTCTCTATATACTCCCATTATTCTTTCCTCCTTGCTATTCTACTTCTATACTTTTCATTAACTAACAATTCTATTTCTTTTATTAGTTCAAGCTCTCTTTCTTTTGTTATTTTCATATATTCAAAAACTATATCAAAACTACAACGATATTCATATTTAGCATTAATTAATTCATTTAATGATTTTATTTCACTACTCTTGACAACCCCAGCTTCTATTCTTCCAATTTCTCTTCTTCCATTGAAAAGGATCAACTCTCTTAATTCTGTTGCATTTTCCAAAGCTTCTTCTTGTGTTTCAGAATATACATCAAATTGAAGTCTTGCTATTATTCTATATTCAGTTGTTTCAAGATATTTTTCATCTTTTTTTATATATTCTCTTTCTGTATATCCTCTAAAATCAGCACTATTTATATTTAAAACTTGATAAGTTACATAGGGCTTTTTTGGAGGCTTTTTATCAGTAAAAGCTGGGATAATTTGGATATTACTCATTTTATTAAGCAGTTCAATTATAAGGTTAATCATCTTTTGTGCTCCTTTTCAAAATATAGCTTTTTATATCAGCTAAATAATTAAAGTCAGTTATTTCGATTATTTTAAATTCTTCTTCTCTTAAAATAGCAATATCTCCTTCTTTTAGCTTCTCTTTTGTAAATAACTCCATATCTTTAAGAGTTATTTCGCCTTGTGGATAATATTTCAAAGTGTCAGATGAAACAGGCATATATACACCTTTTATAATCTTTTCTTTTTCTTCATCAGCTATATATTTTCCTTTTTCCCATCTTCCTTTAACTTTTGAAATAACTTTTATATTTGTTATGTGCTTTCTTAATAAAATAACTTTATCCATCTTATATATCCTTAAAGTCTGACAAATATTCTATTGTCCCATTTTCATTTACTATTTGATACCTAATACTTTTAATTAAAAATCTGTTATCAATAAGTGGCTTTGTGTTATTAGCTTGTCCATTTTTAGTTTTTATTTTTAAAGTTTTTGGATCATTTGGAACTGCCCAAGCCTGAGCTGTAGCAATACTTTGAATTATTAGCCCTCTTATAGTTTCTCCTATCTCCATAAGTGCTTCTTTTCCACTTTTCTCTCCTTTTATAACCTTCTTGGGTGCTGCTTGAATCAAGTTTGAAATGATTCCTCTGTTACTATCAAAAGCATTTCTCATAAAAGGACGGGCTGGTATATCAGAAGTCCCAAATTCATTCCATATTGCATAATTTAATATTGTTGTTTTTCCATCTTCTCCCATTAAACTTTTATCAATAGCTAATATTCCAATTTCTAATTGATGCTTTGCCAAGTATTCAATTTCTTTTAATGATTTAACTATCATATTTCTACAACTCCAAACAAGTCCTTAACTCCTCGTATGAAATTATCTGATTGTTCTATCTTATTAAGAAAAGTATAGTTTATTCCTCTTATTCCATAACTCTTTAACCCCTCAGCATTTGAAAGTTCTTCTTTTATAGTTGAACAAATGAACATTAAAAGGTTTTCAGTTAGTTCTTCATACCCAGCAATGTATTCAATTTCTACATAAGAATCTACTGTAATAATTTCATCAAATATTACTTTTCTATTTACAAAACTGAAAGGGAGTTTTTTACACCCTTTTTTAGCGTTCAATACCCTTTCAATTCTTTTCCTAGGTAAGAATACATAGTTTTTATTAAGTCCACTAACTAAACTCGTTATTTGCCCTTTTAGGAGTTCATAGCCTAATATTCCCTCTATCTTTTTTATTATTGCATTAATATAAAAATTTAAAAGTTTTTCATCCTCAATATTAGTGAGTATTTTAGCAATTTCTAAATCATATTTAATTCCCATGCTATCCCCTTGCTAGCATTGTAAGAGGGAATAATCCCTCTTAAATTATGCTTTTTTAACTATTTTTATAATGTTTTCAGGTAATTGAACTCCAAAACCTACGCCTTTTTCCATGTAGTATTTTGTGTATCCTTTAGAAGTCACTTTATCTTCTAATCTCATTGTCATAGCATTATTTTGAATTCCCATCACTGCTGTACTTAAATCTGCAAATACTCCAATAATATCTGTTCCAGCTGTTGCTGTATCTATTCCTTTAAGCTCTGCATTTTCTGAATCAACAAGTATTACTGGTCTTGACATTAATGTTCTAGTAGTCCCAGTGTCTAAGTCTGTAAGATAAAAATCTTTTTGACTATTTTTAAGTTTTGCTATTCTTGCCCAAGTTTCTGGAGAAAAATACCATTTTGCTTGTTGTGCTATTGCTTCTTTCATTGAATAATATGCTGTTATTATAGAGTCAACAAATGTTGTGTCATCTGTTGTATCAAATTCAACTTTTTTCTTAACAGATGTATCTTTTAATATCCCTATTGGGGTATTTGTTCCTGTTCCACTAAATAAAGTATCTGCTAATCTTAAAGATAAAGCATATTCAACTCTTTTTAGTAGAAAATTAGCATATCCTACAAAATTTGTTGCTAATAATTTATTGGTAATCTTAGGCATTGCATATAATTGATGTATAGCAATACTCAAATTTTCAAGTTTTGAAGCAGTAGTTTCTTTTCTGTTTTCTTCTTCTCCTACCCACCCAGTTTCTGGTAGTCCTGCAACTTCTCTTGGAATTGTAAGACTTCCATCAGTTATTGGGATAAATGTTATATCTGTCAAAACTGGATTAATATCTGTTAATCTTTCCAAAATTGTATTAACATACTGTGTTTTTACAGCAGCAGCAGTATTTGATGTGCTTGCAGGATCTGCAAAACTTACTTCTGTTTCCTCTGTAAATACTATATCAGCTGATTTTCCAGTTTTTTCTACTGCTTGTATCATTGCACTAAATTGTTCAGCAGCTGTTACTTCTTTTCTAGTTGGTTTAAAATCTGCTTTTAAACCTTTTATAACTTCATTAAATTCATTCATTTGTTTTTCAATTTCTGCTTTGAATTCACCATTTAATTCAGTTTTTATTTCTTCAAATTTTGAATTAATTTCATTGAATTTAACAGGTAAATTTTTAATTTCTTCAGGTGTTCCTGCTTCTAATAATTCAGTTTTAAAGTTTGCTAATAATTCAGCCATCAATATTTTTAATTGTTCTTTATCCATTTGTCCTATTCCTCCATTTTCTTTATTAAAAACTCTTGTTACTTTACTTCCTTTTACAGCACCTTTAGGTGTTAAACTCCCCTCATGAGCTTCAAACTTATTTATATCTATGTAATACTTACCATTTTCACTATATTCTTTATAATCTACAATGTTTCCACCCACTGACATTTCAAAAGGTAGCTTCATTTCTTTCATAAGCGAATACAACTTTACAGCTTCAGGATTTATATAATTTCCATTATCATCTTTTGATAAATGAAACTCTCCCACAACTTCAAATCCCTTCTCTGTTTCTTCTCCTACTAATTTTCCAACTGGTAATAATTCACCATAATGATTATATAAAAGGAGTAAAGTCTTTCCATTATTTCCTTGCATACTTCCCTTTTTAAATCTATAAATACCCTTTGCAAGACTGTCATTTTGCATATTTACAAGTATTCCTGTGAATCTTCCTGGTGTTTCTTCTTCTTCCTTAAACTTTTCAATTTTACAAGTAAAATTTAATGTTTCATCAGAAAAATTAATTCTTTTCTTTATCTTTTTCTTTGACATACCTACTCCTTTTATCTAAAAATAATTAAACAACTACATCTAACAACCTCAGAAACTGGCAAACTATCTTGGTGTGGATACTCAGCTTCTACACCATCTTTTAACTTCCATTTATAATCTATATCAACCCATTTATTGCTTATAGCTTTATGATGTGGTCTATATGTCTTTTTTCCTCCAACATGTATCCAGCATTTTTCTTTCATCACATTTTTAGCAGTTTCATAACTTGTTGTATTAATGCTCTTACTTGTTTCAGTTCTTGCTATTGTGCTGGCTCTTTGTTCTGTCATACCATTAATATTTTTTACCAGTTCTTTAACTACTTCATTATGTGATAAGCCTTCTTCTTGTCCTGTTGTAATTATCTTATTTAAAATATTTTTTGTTGTTGCTGTCATTTTAGTTGCTTGTTTTCCAGCATTTTTTATATTCCAATCTTTTAAAAAATAATCTCTAATACCTTTTATAGTTTTAGATTTTATCGTTTTCTTGTAGATGTTTTGAAAGCCTTTAAAAGTCTCCTCGAATGTATATAAGTAAACTACTTCAAGTCCCTTTTTAAATTTCTTCAAAAGCCATTCATAGTCAATATTTATAATCATTTTTACATCATATTTTTTTGAATTATCTTCAATTATTTTGTCTCTTAATTCTATAAATATCTTTTCTATGATTTTCTTATTTCTTGCACTTAGTCGCCTTTCTAGTGCTTTAATTGCTTTTATCTTTTGAACTTCCTTTTTCATACATCTTCTTCTTTTTCTCCTTCTGTTGTGGCTGGGTCGGTAACTTCCTCTAATGTCATATCTCCACCACCAATAAGTAAGACATCTCCACCTTTTAGTTGCTCTAAACTTAAATCAGTAAGTGTTGATATAATTCTTCTATATTCATTTATTGTTACCCGATTTTTCAAAGGTTCTAATTTTTGAATAATATCTCCTATATCATCTTTTAGCTCATCAGCACCAGAGAGATCATAGTCTATATACTCTCCATTCTTTAAATAATCACTTAATAAGTAATTAAGCCAATTTTTTAAATTATTAAAAAATGGAATTACTGCCTCTCTATATAGTTCTTTTTTTGCCTGTTTCCTATTTTGGTAAGTTGAATCTCCACCACCAACTAATTCAATTGGGACATCAGCAGCAATAGCAGCTCTCTCATGTGCCTTTTGTTCTGCTGTACTCCAGTCGGCATCAATAGGAGCTTTTGAAGTATCTTGATATTTTAACCCTGAACCAAGTACTAAAGGGCTACCAGCATTCTCAGCTCCTGCGTAATGTGCTGAATATTTGCTTCTTATTTCTTCTCTATCTTCCTTATCTACTGCACCTTCTGTCTGAAGTATTCCTCCTGGCTTTCCTAAATTATTTGCCAAGCTCCAGTTCCATTTCCAAGCCTTGAATAAATAAGCTCCAAATATTGCTAATGCATTCTGTTTGCTTCTTCCTTGTCCTATTCCATTTCCACTAACTCCATCAATTATGTTGTCATAGTTTGGAGAAGTAAGCCACATATAGTTTTTTAATTCGTCCCCAGTTATTGTTTTAGCTGGGTTATGGATTCTTATTTCTCTTATCCTTCTACCTTCAAAATACACTGTAAAATTATTTGGTGAGTGTATATATAAGTCAGGAGCAAGTGAGGGCAACCCTTTTATAAGTTCTAATAAAACTCCATTATTTGAACCTTCTAACCAAACTATTAAATAATCTATAAAGTCCTGGAATGATGTATTTGGATTAATCATTCTAAAAATTTTATTTAAAATATGATTATCAACTTTTTTCTTGCCGTCTTCTTTTCCTGTATAAATGCCCATTTCTATATTTTGACAAGCCTTAATCTTTTTTTTAATTGGCAGCATAAAGCCTGG